CGAGATGTTCTGTCGCTAGCTTTTAAAAAATAGAATCCGGACATATGACCATTCCAGTGAGTATGTAAACTATGCTGACCTGCTCCTTTTTGAGAAAATTCCTGTACCCACATTTCTGTAATAAACAATTGATGATTGTCCATAGTAAATCCCATTTCTACCAATAGATTCTGGGCTGTGGCTCCAACATAATTTTGTAGGGGTAAAAAATCAGGGTCCCCAAGTAAAGTACTAGAATGAAATACGTGTCCCATATCTCCTCGGTCCCCGAACTTTTTATTCCTTTTATCTATATCTTTTTTTGAAATTTTCTTTGATGCTTCAATATATCTATCGGAAGCTTTATTTAAATCCTCCACAAATTGAGGAGCGTTTGCGAACCACACGGGACATTGAAAATAATTTTCTCTCTTTAATTGTGCTGGAAATGTTTTATCTAATTCTTTTTTATTTTTTTTCTTTTTCTTCATACGTACCACCCCGCTAATGTATACCTTTCTTTTTGTTTAATTTTATTTACTCTATGTAATAGTTTACTATTTTTAAAAATTAATACAGTACCTTTTTTAGGTATTACTTTTATTTTATTTATAATTTCAGTTTCACCACCCTCATAATCATCATTCAGATAAATAAAAAAAGCAAATTTATCTCCTTTATCATAGTGTTCATCCATGTAAGAATTAATAGGCCATCTAACTATTTCTAGATTATCTAATTTACAATTTTTTACAATAGTTTTTATTTTTTTTATGATATTTTTTACTTTAGTATCTTTTAACGGAAGTGGGTAAGTTAGATTGTATTTGTATGCTTTATCAGTATTGTCATTGTAATACTTAACTAAATTATTGGATTGTCTATTAGTTATAAAATTCTCTATAATCATATATTCTTCTTCCTTCATTTAAATGGCCATCCTAAATTCCACATTACTAAACTATGTCTGGTTCCTTTTTTAACTGGACGTACTCTATGCCACACAAATCCAGGAAATACCACCAAGGATCCTTTAGGTAATATTTCTTTACACTTTCTAACATTTCTTTTTTTATCAGGATCAAAATTTCTAAAATCAAATTCTAATTCTCCGCCTGTATAATCTTTAGGATCAGATAAGGTTACTGTGACAGACAGCTTTCTAATTTTTCCATTAGAAGGGTCCCCTTGTTGTCTTTGATAAGGTCTATCCCAACTATCACAATGCCAGTCATAATATTGTCCTTTCTTATATTGTGTAAATTGAATAGATTCTGACCAATCCCAATCAAAATTCCAACCGGCACTAATATTAGCTCGACGTACATACGGGTGAATTTCTTTAAAGATCCAGCGCTCACTCAACCAAACAATATCTGAATCTCTTTTCTTTTTTAAATTTTTAAGTTGTTGTGGACTTAATTTTCTTGAATCACCGTAGCCACCAGTGGTTGCTAATTGATCTTGTAATTGTTTTCCATAACGAACAATTTCATCACAGATCCTAGGAGGAACCGCTGATTGAAAGTACCAATAATAGTTCGTTAAATTCATATGTCTTTATACATATGTTTTATCTTAAAAAAATATGAAAGTAAAGA